ATCAGACAAATTTTCGTCAACATTTCCCATGATGAATCCTCTTTCAGAATGTAGTGATATTGACCACTACCTGACCTGTCGTTCCTGGCGTGTATCCTGTGGCTCCTGTCACGGCTTGTACTGTAACTTTATGATTTGATCCTGAAGGTCCGTATGCTGCTGTTATGTTTCCGGTTCCGCCGCGAGCAGTAAACGATGCTTCCACGGAACGAATGACGGGTGCCGCCTTAATCGGTCCATACAGATACAGTTTCATGGTGAACGAAAGAGTCATGATTGTGACTTTTCTTGTCCCGTAATCACCATAACTTCCATCATCGCCTTCAGATAGTATTGCATTCTTGAATACAACAGGAACATCCACATCCATGTCGGTTTCATTCATGTTGATAGAAACCGTGTAATCGGGCTGAAAGTAAGGAATGATTTGCTCAAATATCTGTAATGCATCCTCCGTATTTTTTGTCATGATGCTCAACGAAAGATCAATGTTATAAGGAACCCGCTCATATCTTCTTTTTAATTGATTTGCATTGAGTGCAGCAACCGTTGAATTCATCGTTGACAATTTTCGAGAGGAATCGAATGTGATGTTTTGCATCTCAAACGAAAGTCTTGGAAGATATGTTTCTAACTTAACTGCCGCTTGATCAAAATCTGTTCCGATTCTTTCAAGTCTCCTGATGAATTTCTGCCTTGGACCATATGCAATGGGAACCTTTATTCTTTCAACTTCCACTTTGCTTGAGTCGTATCTTGCAATATGAATGTTGTTGAAGAGATTGGCAAAGGCAACAACTGCCTTTCTTATAGTGCCATGATAGTAATATTCGAACATCAAGGCTCTCCGAATGGGTGATTCTCATCAAAGTTCAGGAAGCCATCGGCTTCTGCCTGTATGGCGGCATTGGAATTGTCTACAAGCGTACCAAATGCCTCCGTGCTTCCTGATGCTGCAATAGGGTAATATGCTGTGTTGTCCGACTTTGTTACATATCCTCCCGTGAGACTCCAGCCGCCAAGCGAATCCACCAGAACCATACTCGACGGTTGCTGCGGGTTCCAAGAATATACGGTTGCTTTTGAAGTCGCCGTCGAAAAGTTTCCCGTAATCGACCCACCCGAAGGCTGATAAACGAAGTCGCCTTTTGCAAAAGTTCCTGTTCCACTTGTTGCTCCTAGTGTGAGTTGAAGTTTGAATGCAACTTCCTCTACCGCATCTATTTCGGGTATTCCCGTATTCAACTTTTCCTCGCTGTATTGGAAAAGTTCGCAAGTCATCTGGTAGGAATGAAGTTTGCCTAATTGATAGAATGGATTTTCATGTTCTACGAACTTAATCTCAAACAAACCTTTGTTGAGGGGCAAGAAAAGAAGATCGCCCTCCATTGGTCTTGCCATTCCGGTTTCTCTTTTGAATCGCTTGCGAGAAACCGTGAACTTCACGCTATCTCTCACCTCAAAGCCAAACTTAGTGAATTGGTCACCACCCTCAAATGCCGTGGTGGTGTCCATGTACATCTCTATCATTTTGAATGAATTGAATCTTGAATACGCCGCTTCACCGAAGAAATCATCCTTGTGAACCATTGTTCTCGGGATATAGTACATCTCCATGCCATGAATCTTTATGGCCTCTATGGTCAAATCCTCCACGAGATTTTGCTCGGAAAGATTCTTGAACTTGTTGAAATATGGATTTACTGCCATTTTATCCCATCATGAAATCAACAGGAAGTTCGTATTTCGTGATGATTTCCTTTTCGATTTCATCTATTTCTTTTTGTGCTTCCGTGGCAATGTCCACTCCGCGAAGCGTAACATCACCTGGCATCTTGATGCCGCTGTACTTGCTCATATTCACGCCCCATTGCCGCTTGATGAGTGCGGTGAGGTATTTCTTCAACATTCTGTCCTCGTATATTTCAGGGTGTACGCGGGGATCAAGAATGCGATAACACTCAATAATAAGATATGCTCCAGGTTTTACAATTTTCCAATCCATGTGAATCTCAAGACGATTTGTCACACGACTGAATTCGACTTGCTTTTCGGGAGAAAGGAACTGTCGCAACAAGGAAAGATATTGCTGCGTCAAATCATATTGGATCAGGTCAATCGTTCCGAATGTATAAAGATCATTCAAGGCATACTGATAGCGAACATCGAACATATCGATGGTTTGCTGAGATATGTGAAATATCTTTGTTACGCTTGTGATCAAGTTATCAATCGGGACAACACCGCCCGACAAGTGAGCAGGAGTTCCGCCTGTTAATCCTGCTTCGGTCATCGTCTGATATCGATCTGCGTAACTCAAACTTGATGAATTGTCGGCTTCAAGCAACAGGTATTTTCGATCAATGTCTGCTTGAGTCAGTTGATATTTGAGGTATACCCTTTCGACTCCATCAAAATGGTATTCCGACATGTATCTAAGGGCATCATCGACTCTATCATCTACTTGTTCATCGTCAACATTTATTTCGACAACCGGTGCGCCAAGTTGCCGAAAGCAATAATCCACCAGTTTTTGTCGCGTGTTGATTGCAGCCATCGGAATCCTCCGATGCTATTTAGACTTCATCGAATGCTTCAAATTTTGATTATCCACCTGAAGTCGCTGCTTTCTATATTGGGAAGAAAGGCATGTGCGGCATCGACCGGAGAGAATTCACATGGGCTTGCGATTGCTTGACTCATCAAGGGAAACTCTTGATTTGAATTGACCGTTACCGTTAACAGTCCGTTTCCGCACGACATGACATGAACAATTCCTCTCCACCCCAAAGTTGACATGAATATCTTTGTTCCTGCTGTAATTGTGCCTTCATAGGCAAATATTGCAAATTCTTTGGAAAAACTTACGGATTTCAAAGTCATTGTTTTTGCAGACTCAATCAGCACCGCATGGAGCCTTGGAAATAAAGATTGTTCTATCAATGACCCGTTGCACAACATCCATCCTTCAGGAGGAGATATGCCGCAAAACTGCATTAATGTGCCGGTAGGAATTGGTGCAATGGCCTCCTGTTGAGGACGAACAAAAAGACCTTGTCCATCTCTCAGACCATGAAGTACCGGTATGCCTCCATGTTCCGTCAACAATCCATCCTTCGTCAAAAAATAAGTCTTTCCTCGCTCAATCCACTCTATGTTAATTAATCCCGACATCACTACATCGATTTCGGTATTCATTGGAGGATGTGCCTTTTCAACCATTCCTATGATTGGATCATTTGGATGACTTGATGAAAAGGGACGAATTCTTCCGTCATTCCTATCGACAGAAACAATGGTTCCAGAACCAAACGACGCAGAATAACCAAGAGAGAGGGTGGATCGTATGGAGTCCGATCCACCCTCTCTAGGAATGTGAATTCTTGGAGGAAAGGCGGGCATTAGCCTCCGTTCATCAATTCCTCTGTGGCAAACTTGAGATTTGCCTCAATTCTTTCCTTTTGGTCAGGCGGATACTTGCCGGATTGCAACAGAGCAATTGAAGCCTGTCGAGATTCCTTGAAATGTCCCGTCCAATATGATGCAATCGCAAATTCGTCCAAAAGCATCCATTCATAGACAGGAGCCGCAATAAAGAGAGCAGCCTCGGGACAACGGCACTTTAGTCCTTGCTTGGCAAATGTGTATGCCTGATCGAAGCGGATGTTGATTCGGCAAAGACGAGCAGCCGCCCACAGACTCTCTGCACGATAAGGAGCGGCCTGATAAGCATTGAAATACACCTTGATGATATCATCAACATTCTTGTTCAGAATTTCCATGATGCGTCCGGCTTGATAAAGGCTGTAGAAAACCTCTTCGTTCCAACCTCCAAGTTCAGCACGCTTCATGTATGCAGCAAGCGACTTTTCCCATTGATGCGAGTCGCGATACGACTGTGCAAGATAGAAGTGATATCGATTGAAATCCTTGGGATCCACCTCTCCCTTCAGGGCTTCTTCAAAGACATCCGCGTCGCGCTCATACTTTTGCGGCTGACTTGAACGATTTCCATCCTGAATCGGGGTATTGTGGAATCCACGGGCAAAATCGCGAGTCTGTATTTCGTCGTGACAATCGACATATTCATGAAGAACGCCGCGATAGTAAAAACGCTTGGCGTTGCTTGTCATTTGGGGACGGTGATACTTTGTTCCGCCATAAGTGGCAAAGATGTTATAGAGATCGGCATTGAGGCTTGCCTTGAACGCATCCGGATCGAATCCAGGCTCAAAGACAAGTACTTCATCGGCATCGATCATGTATGAATAATCTGCCTTATCCCGAGCAAGTTCAAGAGCCTCTGAACGATTGTGGCCGAAATTCTTCCACGGACGCTCATGCAGTTCGCCAGGAATACCGACATTCTCAAAAAACTTGCGAATCTTTTCTTGGGTTCCATCCGTTGAACCGGTGTCAACGATCACCCAACGGTCAATGATTGGAAGAACCGAGGCAAGGCATCGTTCGATGACTCTTGCCTCATCCTTGACTATCATGCACAATGTAATCGTTTTTGTCTTCTTCCCGTTATTGGACACAGACTGCAAGACAGGAACCGAAGGAATGACATTCGTGGCGGCGGAAGGCTCAATCGTATTGATCATTTATTTCTCCATAGTTAAGTTGATCGGTCTTATTCTATTTAGTTGATATATGAGAGAACAAATATGCCAAAACAAGAAAAACGACAATTCAAATATCCAAACGATGAATTTGATTATTAGTTGCCTAAGATAAGATTGATCTAAACCCTACCCATTTATCGGTACTTGTGCAGATGTACATGAACCATCCTGTTGTTGGGTCGGTTCTGTATCCATACATCATCTGTCCAGTTAGACCAGTTGCAGTCATGCTCATGTTTAGAGGAGCAGTTGGACCACCCAAGGACAAGTTGTTTGCAAAATTAACTAGGCCATAGACAGTTCCGCCTCCAGTGACATTGATGCCTGCATTGAATGTAGCACCATTGGTGACATAAAGATGATTCGTGGTGAGACCACCTGATGCCGTGATGAGACCGGATACACCCAAGGAACTCAAGGTTCCAACTGAAGTCACATTGGGTTGTGATGCCGTATTGAGTGTTCCATTGATTCCACCGGTGACACTCAAGCCTCCCGAAAATATGTCAATTCCACCAGTTACTTTAATAGCCGAACCGGCCTGTATGCCTAAAGTAACATTTATTCCTTGAGCAAATGATGCTGCTCCTCTGACTGTAGTAGATCGCGATGAATTATTGTTTAAAGTTATATTGCCAAGAAATTGGCAAGGTGTAAGGGCTGCCACAGTAATTCCTATTGGCCCAGTCCCCCTTGCATCCATGAAAATAGATTGACTTATAGTTAGTTTGTTAATGCTTGCTTCCGTTGCGTTCAGTGTTGATATGTTTAAACCGTTTGCTCCAGAATCCTGTGATGGATTGACAGGATTGAAATTAGAAATAAATCCGTAAGGCGGAAAGCCGGTTCCGCTAATTGCTTGATAAGTATCTCTGACTATTGTAGCAGATGGAAAAGTTATTCTAGGATCTTGAAATACAACAGGACATCGGAAAACTATGATTCCATTTCCTGTATATGCACATGGCATTTCAAAAACAGAAGTAGTTCCTTGTCCAACTGTTGGACTGTCTGCCAATACTGTGTAGCGAGGAGAACCTCCTACAATTAAGGCATCTCCATCAGGAATGTCTATTGTTCTCCATGGAGGTCTAGAGCGTGCTAATATATCCCTGAAAGTGACTAACTGACCGTCGATCAGCGCGGTTCTTTCATCCCATCCCCAAAAAGGAGTTTCCACCTTTGGTAAACTTATGTCCGTTGACAATTGTACGGATCCTGTATTGCTTATTTTAAACACACTTGAATCAAAAGAAGCAACACCAGTGACACTTGAAGTTGCAAGAGGGACATTCCCTCCACCCAAATTCAAAGCAGGATTGATGGTGACTTGTCCCGTTGCAGAAACGACAAATTGACTTGAATCAAAAGAAGCAACACCAGTGACACTTGAAGTTGCAAGAGGGACATTCCCACCCAAATTCAAAGCAGGATTGATGGTGACTTGTCCCGTTGCAGAAACAACAAATTGACTTGAATCAAAAGAAGCAACACCAGTGACACTTGAAGTTGCAAGAGGAAGAGCCACATTTCCTGTTTTTCCGTTCAATGTTCTGACATAATTTCCCGTGACCCTTACCATTCCGTATTGATTCACGGAAAAGTCATCGACATCAAACATGGCGGAACCACTGACAGAATATGATGCCGGAGGAATTCCGAAATTCACCATTCCAGTCTGTGAATTAAAGGAACGAACATAAGCAGATGAATTCAAGGATACCCGCGCTGCTTGATTCACCGTAAAGTGATCCTGATTAAAGGACGCAATACCAGATGCTCCTGTAGTTGCCCTTGGAAGACCAACGACTCCCGTTTGTCCGTTTACGCTGATGACATAATTACTTGGAAGTGTCCCTGTTGCTCCTGTTGGACCTGCATTTCCTTGCGGTCCTTGCGGACCCTGCGGTCCTTGAGTTCCTTGCACCACTGCTGATGCAGAGATGGAAGAAACAGGAGTGATTGCAATTTGAGAAACAATAACTTCGATTGGATCGGGAGGACACATTAGATTCTGGTTACCTCGGGATAGACGGTGATCATTCCTTGAACAAGTCTCTGCACGGTGGCTCCGTTATTTGACATAAGTTCAACATCATAGAAATATGTTCCTGCCTTGATCTGTGCGGTTGCAGTACTTCCAAGTGAAACAAGGATATATCCTGTACCTCCAGTCAAGGAAGAATTCAGTGTGACATAATTGGCTGACGAGTAGTGCTTTCGCATCTGTGAATATGCAGTAACACCCGAAGACAAATCGACGGGATTCCCGTTCGTATCCTTTGCGAGGATGCTGAACGAGAAGTTCGCTCCTTGGTCCATGTCGTGATTTACGGTTGTTGCCATATGGTAAAGATTCCTTGTATCAAATATTCTGTAACACAGCAGATGCGTAACCATCACCTACAAATTTGAATATTTGTACTAACGGTCTGTAACTTGCATTTGCCAGATCATAAGTTGCGGTTGTGTTTGTTTCATTACCATAAATTCCAAGTGTAATTTTTGATCCACCACCGCTTGGGCTACCGTAAATCAATTGTTCAAAATATAAAGGAGTTATAGTTGATGGTGCCCCCGAATCTCCCGATGTCTTGTTCAGTATACGAGGAGGAGCAACGGTCGCAGTTCCCCCGTTTCCGTTTACAACTATTCCGATTTCATATGGACCTAATGTCATTGTCCCTTGGTTAGTACCATAGAGCGTATATGATGTACGAATCCATCTTGAAGGAAGAGCAAAAACTATTCCACCGGTTATTGAATCGGACTGTGAACTGCCATCGTTTCCATTCCACCATACATACACTTTATCCCACGACGCTGCTGTTAAACTTTTAAACTTAATGTTAGAAGGTATATGAAAAACTCTAGTAGCAGATTTTAAAGTCTGGGCGTGGAAACTGCCACCAATATTAGACCCTCCATGATTCGTACCAGGATCATTTGTATAAACACCATAACTGGTTATGTCTGTGGATATTCCATTTATAATTGCATTGAAACCGGACATGCGCGCTGTGGTGGTGTTGACGCGGGCGTTTCCATATCCCATAAAAATCAATGTTGCTCCGTATGTTTCCTTTAAATCTTCATCGACATTATCTGCTGTTTGATTTATGTTTGTTAACCGCATATCGATGTCATCATCGACCAAATTGCCGTTGTTAGCACCACCGCAAGTTCCGTTGTAAATTCCTGGATTTGAAGACAAAAAAGGAAATCTGTAAAAAACACTGTTGCCTTCACACCAATAATTGGTTCGATTATAATAGGGAGTTGCACCGAAAGAGTTTTTCAGAGCATTGATGATTTTCTTTGCAGACGCATGTGCAGTTTTTCCACGAACTTGGGATAGGTTTATAGGACCGCTATTGTTTATTCCCTCTATTCCAAATGTAAGAGAAGGATCAGAACCTGCTCTTCCAGTATATTCTCCAATCGAAGCAGGAGAACCGCCAAGATTTCCAAATTCAGCGACTATGTCTGAGAATGATATTGGACCGGTTGAGGGGGTGGGCATGAATCACTCCTTGGATTTGAGAAGTCTTTCGGTTTCATCGAGTCTTGCCTTGAGTTCCTTAATTGACTCAACCAAGAGACCAACGAGGTTACCATACGCAAGCGAAAGTTTTCCGTCATCTCCTTCGGTCACCGCTTCGGGGAGAACTTTTTGTACATCCTGTGCAAGAAGACCTGTTTTCCTGTTTCCTTCCGTGTCGGTGTAAAGTACGCCAGTGAGTCCACAGACACGGAGCAATGCTTGATTGATTGGAGAAATGTCGGTCTTGTAACGAGCATCGGAGAATGCCGTGATATCATCGCTTGCAAATATCTTGCCCTGAACATGGAGTTTGTAATTCGAATCAGGGGTGGAAGTGCCGATTCCTGCTGTACCACCAGGTGTAATTCTCATTTGCTCGATGTTATTTGTCATCAATCGAAGAGCATGATTCGATTGTGTTCCAAGGAATGTATTGGTATCGGTGCAGAACATACGCATATTAATTGTGCCCGCGCCGGTTCCTCTTATATTGATGCCTGCACCTGTGTTTCCGCCTATATCAAGGGTAGTGATTCCCGTGATCTTAGTAATAGGATTAACTCCAATTCCTACATCTCCGTTTACATCAATACGCATTCTTTCTGTTTCATTTACATCAAATGTCAAGACACGAATAGATGAGTTGTGCCCAACATGCATGCCAGTCATGTCCAATGCAACATAACCCGCATAGCCGTTTCCTTGTATCTTCAGTTGTCCATCTGCGGATCCCGTAGGAATGATATCAATTGCGTTTTGCCCAACACTCAGGCTTCCACTGATGCCAACTGGATATGAAGCCGAAGATGTAGCACCCACTCCTACTCTCAAGAATCCATTTGCATTTATATTTTTGTCGAATGCTGCATTTCCATAGAATCGTGCATTTCCTCCAAAGTCTATTTCCATCTGCACACTAGGCGAATTACCAGTGTCTCCTGCCCTTCCAAATTGAAGAATTCCATCTCTTGAGGAGATAAACTTGGTTTGATAGTCTGTAGTTGTATTCGTATGGCGCAGGAGAAGCGATGCTCCTGTGAGTGCAGTCACCGACAATACGGAACGCCCATAGCCTTGGAGTGTGAGTGGTACTGTTGGTGATCCTGCATCAAAAATTCCAAAGTTTCCAGTCGCATCAATCGCTGCCCGTCTGATGTTATTTGTCATGAAGGTGAGAGGGTGCGAAGAAACTGTTCCAGAAAATGCAGTATCTGATGCTGCGCCGATATAACCAAAATATTGAGTCACAATTCCATCGGAAACCGAAGCAATGGTAGTTGAAATATTTCCTGAAAGTCCTTGGATTTGGAGGGCAGATGTTGGCGCAGTTGTACCAATACCCACACAGTTGTTCGTTCTGACATGAAAGGCGGGCCGAGACAGCGTGGATCCCGTAACCGTTAGACTACCACCTTGTATGACCATATCTCCGCTGAAAGTGCTTCCTTTTCGAACATCAAGGCGGTCATTCATCAGGACATTTCCCGTGATCGTCAGTCCTTGCAAAGCGGCGAACCTACCATTAACATTCAGGTTTTGCAGATTTAGCGTGGTTGTTGCATCGGCAACGGAGTCTGCATCCTTGCGGAGATATCGAGAATCGTGATTGTGTCCTGTCAATATTAACGCATCGGACTCTCTCTTGGCACGAATGATGTAATTTGTGAATAGACCGCCGTTTCCGAATGCAGTTGCTCCAGTTTGTCCTGCAAACGAGGTTCCACCGGTTGTGCCGAGATTGAACCCTTGTCCAAGAAGTCCTTGTGGACCATATTCACCGAATGGGGATTTCCCGCGAAGATCGGGAAGGAAGAATGAAAGACCGTCACGCAATGTCGATATGTCAACAATAATGCCTGCTCCGAGTTGCGTAGGCTGTGTTGTGATGCCTATTCCCGAAATCGTGATCGTATTTGCATCTGCCGTAAGTGAGGTATATGTGGCGGAATATTCAAGATTTACGCTATTTGTTCCCGATCTTCTGATTGCCTTGAACACTCCACCGGCTCCAAATGTAAGCGTGGAAATGTTTGCCGTTCCTCTGTCGGGACGAATGATAATTCTCGGATCATTGTCGAATGAAGTGACAGTTCCGCGCATCGGATACGAATATCGAATGAGACTGAACAAGTCAGCAAATCCAGTAGATCCTGTGGTTCCCACAGCACGGCCATCGCATGGTAAGTAATTACTGTTGTATTGAACATCACTTACAGGTATTGTTCCGCTTGAAAGACCCATCGTTAGACCGGCAAGTGATCCCGCATAGGGTTGAATCATTCCAATGGGAACCATTCCTCGCATGTAAACTTCATCAGTCTTATTCGGGAAAACAATTTCGCTTTCATTTCCGTATATCAAACCAGCCACTCTGCTTGTTGCAACAAACAACGGTTGATAGAGGAAACTCTGCGGTACATTCGTGTTTGTTGTCAATCCGCCCTTGTTGTTCCAATCCAGATAGTAATATTGTCCCGTAACCGGAGATCCAATCCCCTTGAGGCCGTTTGCTGAAAGATCGACATGTCCTTTCAATGTGACGGAAACTTCATTGTTGCTTATGACACGATCAACAATTCCTATTGCTTCTAGAACCGAATTAGA